TCTGCTTGGGCAGAATTGACTTCTTATAATCTTCAGGCAGTTGAGGTGGTGAATAATAGGATATTTGATCTTAAGATTAGATACACTAGGATGGGGAGCGATTCTTCAGGATTGTTAAAATTTAACAACATAACTATACAGGCAAAGTTTATAGATATCCCCAACCCCATTTCATTTGAAGATTCATTCCTTTCTGATTTTTTTGACTTTAACTCTACTGAGGTGCTTGGGTGGGCAATAAATGTTTTGCAAAAAATTTACACTCCGGGGATTGTTCCTGCCTTTGTTGAACGCAGTAGAGATTTTATAGATTTTTGGGGGATTATTACTCATTGGTTTGCCATTCAAGTGCATTATGCAAGGCAATTTGAAGATATTACTCAAAGCTCGGTGTTGTTTTTAGAATACCTTAAGAATAAAGGACTTATTACTGATCCAGAGATGACAAGGGCAGAGATGATCTCTTTAATGGAAAACATATATATAGAGTTTAGGAAACGGGGAACTAAAAATGCTATATGGGGAGATAGTTCAGAGTTAAAAAGGCTTTTAGAAACTAAAAGTACTGATGAATTTTTGTTTTGTTTTTCAGAGAAAGAGAAGATTAGTTGGTTCTTAAACCAGAGCTCTCCCGTGTATCGAGGAAATAGGGCGATGGTTAATGCAGTTAAGGGGTACAACTACGGTGAATTTTTAGAAATAGAAGGTATCCCTGTTACAGAGGGAGTGTCATTGGTTGAAGGGGAGCTAAATGTTAGTTTGGATCCTGTTGATTACAGGGGTATTACTGCCGACAATGTTGAGAGTCTGATTACTGTAGACCCAAGGATTGCATATGAGATTTTTGTTAAGTTCAGGGTAGTAGAAGGCGCAAGCGTAACAGGTTTCTACTTTGGAGTTAAGGGATTTGATAGAGGGTCAGGGTCAGCTGAAGAAGTGGAAGTTGTCTCGATAGAGACTTTGCTGGCAGAAAATAAATTTTTAGAAACTGCAGATGGGGTTTCACTGTCTTACTATAGTATTGACGATGATGATGATGACAGTGATAGCGATTTAGGGGGAGTGTTTAGTTTCAGGGGCTGTGTGTTCCCAGAGTCTCAAGAATCTTTTACTACAAATTACTCTAAGTTGAGTGTTTACTTAGGTAGGCATTTGAGAATGCCATTTTCTGTTAGATCGATTATCCCAGAACTGATGTTTCAGGGGTCAGGAAATGTATTTATAATGTCGATTCAAGTTCGCCCAATAAATACAGGATTCTCTTTAGGTTTTATTGGGATGAATAGTCTTATCTTGTTTTGGGGACTAAATAACAGCGGGGTTCATTCTAAAGTCAATGTTACAAGTAAGATTGATAGGTATTTAATTCCAGCAGAAACAAAGTTTATCCCTGTTTGGTTGGATGAACAAATAGAAGATTCCCTAACCCCATTGGTCATTAGTTCAATTTTAACAACAAATATTACTTGTTTTGCTTTGGAGGATGGAGAGATTATAGTTGTTGTAACTGGGGGAGAGTCCCCTTATGAGTATTCTTTAGATGGGGTGGCATTTCAGGAGGAAAATAATTTTACAGGACTTTCAACTGGAACTTACACCATAACAGTAAAGGATAGTGAGGGGTCTGTGTTGGTAAGTAACCCTGTTACCATAACAAGGCCAAGTGCAATAAGTATTTTCAGTATTCAAGTGAATGATGCTTCAGTTTACGGAGCATCTAATGGCTCAGTCATTATAAGTGCCGGAGGGGGGACATCCCCTCTATTTTATAATCTGCTTAAAACAGGTGGAGCAGAGTGGGGTTACCAGCCTAGTAATGTATTTTCTGGACTGGGGATTGGGGATTATACAGTAAGGGTTAAGGATTCAAATGATTGCCCCTATATAGAGAGTGATGAATTTGAGATAACCCAGCCAGCAATGGTAGACCCTTTGAGAATTACCTCGGTTGCCCCTGAACCAGTATCGTCGTTTGGAGGGTCTGATGGTTCAATAACTGTTAGGGCAGCAGGAGGGGTTACTCCTTATTTATATTCCCTTGGCAAATGGGTTCTTGGTGGTTCTTACATATGGGGCAGTTATCAATCCAGTGATACTTTTAGCAGCCTGAAGGTTTACACATATGGAGTTAGGGTGAAGGATGATGAAGGAACAGTGGTGACTAGTCTTGGGATAAATATTACCGAGCGTATTTTCCCACTTCCCCCATCAGGAGTTCAGGGAAGAATTTAAGGATTTACAGAGTTACAAGGGCAGGTTTCTGATCTCTATACTTATCAGGGGTATGTAAAAGTTAATGGAAGTAGTGTTTTAGAGTTTTCCAAAACTGCCGAGGTGATAAAATCTTTTGATACAGGAAATGTTTTGCCAATGGGGAATTCTAATCTGGAAATTTTTATGCAATTGTTTTATAAGGGAATTTTGATATCAGGAGAAGTTAAGATAGCTCGAACAAAGGATGGATTTACTTGGGATAATATGACAGGTATTGCAATAGGTATTTCAGTTGGATTAAGTTCAGGCAATCTCTCAGAATCATTCACTATTGAAGTAATCCCTTCTTCATAATGAGACTAAATTCTAAGATTGATAAGTTGAAAGTGGTGCTGTTGCTTACAGATAGAGATGAGATTGAGGCTTTAGGAGTTACTTTAAGGAGCATTGCAAATACATCTGGACCAGATGAGCGAGCAGTTCTAGTTTACTCAAAAAACCCTATTAGCAGTAAGTATTTAGGTATTCATTTTACTTATAGTGATGTGGGGTTGGTTTTTAAGAATTTTAAGGAAGAGGATAGTGTTTTGTTCTGTTACCCCGGAGTGGTATTTGAAGAAAGGGGGTGGGTTAGGGAATTTTTGGCCAGCTTAGGTAAAAGTCCTGATTATGCGATAGGGGCTTGCTGTAGAGTTGGAGAGACTAGGGTGAAGGGGTATAGTAATAAAAATTTGTTAAATTTAAGCCCCATTAGTTCTAAGGCGGCAGTTAATGTTGATGTAATTAGGTTTGCTGTTGCCGTAACTGGGAGAGTATTAAATAGATTAGAAAGTACCCCATCTTCAGTTTGGGATTTTGATATTTCTAGGCAAGTCTCTTGTGATATTTCCTCTGTCAATGTAGATGTTACTTTGGTTAATAGAAAATTAAACTTACGAAAATGAATAGACTAAATTTGAATAACGACCTGTTTTTAGGCGTTCAAGAGTTAGGTAAACTTCAATCATTCTATAGGGATAGGGGGTTGATGACCTTAATTAAGTTGATGTCTGTGGAGTTTGGGGTGGTGAAAGCTGTTTCAGATACGGGGTTTGAGTCATTTGAAGTATCAGAATCTACTGTGGCCAATAAGGTGGAGTTCCCTCAATATTCTTACGCAATTGATAGTTTAGGGAATATAATTTCAAACAGAGATCTGCCTTCTACTATAGCAATCCCCACAGGAGGGGCTTGGAATTGGGTGAAGATATCATTTGAGGAGAGTGTTCTGGAGGAGGGGGTGGTTTCCTTAGCAGAGGATGGTTCCTTGTCGGGTGTGGGAACAAATTTTTCAAAATCCCTCAGGGGGCAACCTGATTTCCCCACAAGAATAGCCTTGTACATTAAGGATGCAAATGGGAATTATACAGTTAAGGAAGTTGAATCAGAAGTAGTTACAGTTCTTTCTGATACCTCTGCCATAATTGGGGTGGAGAGTTTTGGGGTGCTTTCTGATGCTAAGTTTGCTGTTATAGGGACATTTACTCCTGGGGTTCCAATACCTACTGGATCGGAATACCCCTTTAGGCATACAGGGTGTAAGATAGAGTTGGTTGAAGAGGTTGTAACCGACACAGCCCCTGCAAAGGAAGCCTACGAGTATTATATTGCAAGGGTAAAGAATGATGCCGGAACTCTTACTATTCAGGACAAGAGGGCTTTAAATATTTGGAGTATTTGTGATTGCGGAGATGATTCCTAAAGATTATGCTTAGATTCTATTATACAACATCGGAGGGGCAGGATGCTATCCAGGATAGATCATACCTGTCTGTGGGCGGTTTTAAGGCTCAGAACTTAGTTCCTAATGAGGAGTTAGGCAACCTATTCAATGAGGTGACTCCTATTACGATTAAGGAGAATAGGTATCAATACATTGGCTTAATGCTAAAGAATGAATCTGCAGATGATTATGTGGATGTTCTTTTAGGTATTCAGTATCCAGATAACTGCTATTCTGATATTCAGATAGCAGTGGTTGATTTGGCTACAGATGCTGAGGGGTATAGGTATATGGAGAGGGTTGACAATATGTACTCTAGACCCTATGTAGGAGATTTTGCTGATATTGAGATTACTGAAGAGGCTCCTGATGGGGTGAACATTGGCGACCTTACAGCAGGAGAGATGGTAGGGATTTGGTTTCGCAGAAAATTAGACTTGGAGACCATTAAGGTGGATCAAATTCCCTATGAAGTGGATGTATTGCCAAGGTACAGGGAGCGGGAACTGCCTACAGAGGATGAGATCTCCCTGATTATGAAGTATGAGATTTATGTAGAACCAGTCGAAGATGACGACGATGATTCGGACGATTCTTCCTCTTAAACTCGACAGCACAAGTTTGTTTAAATTATACTGTTTAAGTTTTTAGATAAATATAAATTATATATTTTTATACCCATGTTAGAATTAGTTATAGATAAGTTCAGCAGGGTATTTTCTATTATATATAAGAAGAAACCCAATATCACTTCTAAAGATTATAAGATCTTAGAAGGGTTTGTGAATAAGCATTCCAATAAAGGAGAAAGGTGGTTCATTGACCTAATTGACTTCACTTTTGAATATTATTCAAGCCTTAACACCCAACAGAATGTTCAAGTAAATTGGGTGTTTGGAGAGAAGGCAGTTCAGAGGTGGGAGAGGAGGGGAGAGAATTGGGGATACTGGGTAAAGGTATTCAGGGATAAGAACGGAATATCAGAACCAGAAATACCAGTGGAAAAGGTTTCTGAAGAAAGTAAGCGACAATTTAGAGAAAGGGAACGTAAAAGATTCTTTAATACAGATAAGGGTTTTGTTCATTGCCAAGATCTCACCCTAATGAAGGGTATCCAAGGAGTTTGTAAAGATTGTAATTTTAAAAATATTTGCAAGTAATCTAATTCATCACTTTTGAGCAGATTAGATGAATTGTGTATTATTTAGAGAAAAAAGTTGTAATTCTAAAAATTATTTATATATTTGTTTTATGATTTTGAGAGCATATAAATATCGACTATATCCAACAAAAGAACAAGAGGTTCTTTTAGCTAAACATTTTGGATGTGCAAGGTGGATATACAACTATGCTCTTGATAAAAAGGTGAAAGTATATCAAACAACAAAAGAAAGCCTATCAAGGTTTGCAATACAAAGAGATCTGCCTATCCTAAAAAATACAAAAGAAACGAGTTGGTTAAAAGAAGTGAACAGCCAGTCTTTACAAGTAAGTTTAGAAAACTTAGATAAGGCATTTACAAAGTTTTTTAGGGATAAAAAAGGATTTCCAAAGTTCAAAAGTAAGCGCAACAATAGGCAATCATTTTCAGTTCCACAAAATGGGATTGTAGATTTTGAAACAAACACCATATCATTACCAAAATTCAAAAAACCAATAAAATGTAAATTACATAGGAAATTTGAAGGTAAATCTAAAACAGTTACTATAAGTAAAACTCCAACAGGAAAGTATTTTGTATCTGTTCTTGTAGAAGTAAATGAAGAATTACCAAAATTAAAATCTATTGACGAAAGCAAAGCAGTAGGGATTGATTTAGGCATTAAGACGTTTGCTGTCTTATCGAATGGAGAAGAAATACAAAACCCAAAACATTTAAGAAGTGCATTAAAGAGATTAATGAAGCAGCAAAGAAAGGTTAGTAAAAAAATCAAGGACTCTAATAATCGAAATAAGGCGGTTAGAAAATTAGCGGTCTTACATGAGAAGGTTTCTAATCGAAGAATAGATTTTTTACACAAGGTTACTGCTAAATTAGTTTCTGAACATGATACTTTGTGTTTGGAAACTTTGAAAGCAAGTGATATGATTAAGAACCATAAACTTGCTCAGGCACTTTCCGATATTTCGATTGGTAAATTCAATGAGATACTTGAATACAAAGCCAAGTGGAATGGTGTTAATCTTATTAGAATTGGACAATTTGAACCATCAAGTCGTATGTGCACTTGTGGTATAGTAAATAGGGAGTTAAAATTGTCTGACAGGGAATGGGTTTGTCAATCCTGTGGAGAGATACATGATAGAGATTTGTTAGCAGCCAACAATATTAAGCGGTTTGCATTTGTAAAAAACAATACGGCAGGAATTGTCGGATTTCAAGCCTGTGGAGATGAGGGGTTACCTTTGTCCGTGAAGCAGGAAGCTCACCCCATTGCCTCTGGCGTGGGGGGGCAGTTCACAAATATTTGTTGATGGATTACAAAAAAGATATTTGTAAGAAGTGCGGGAAGGTTGATTTTATAGTGAATAAAACCTATTGTCTGTGTGATGATTGTAATTGCAAGAGACTGCATGGGAAATCTCGTTCAGAAAAAACCTACGATACTTTCAAGAAACAGAAGAAGTACCGAGTAAAAACCACTGGGGAGAAGAGTGTGTTTGAGGAGATTTGGGAAGAGAGAGAACATGTATGTCATAATTGTGGGAGGCAGTTAGGAGATGAGATGAGAACCCACTTCTTTATGCATATGAAATCAAAGGGAGCCCACCCTAGTCTAAGGCTGAGTAAAGCCAATATTGAGTTGGGATGTTTGGATTGCCATGCAGCCTATGATCATATAGGTATTGAAGCCTACAATAAACGTAAAGATTTGTACACCAATGCTGAATAAGTATTTTGAAGCAGCCGTCAGAAGGTACAAGGAGAAGTTCGGCACTGAATCTCTGATCTCTCCTATTTCTGAAGGCGATGCTAAGATCATCAGGGAGATAATTGAACTGTTTAAGAAATTGAAACAGGACGCTGTGGTTCAGATTCTAAAGAATTGGAAGTTTCATAAGGATCTAGAGGTGGAGGAGGCTTTACTAGGGGTTAATACTGATCTAGTAAGAGAGTCAGTAGAATCAAAGGAAAACCTGTCAGACGAGGAGTTTCAAGAGAGGATAAAGTTCATAGAAGAACAGATTAGAAATAAGCTGGAAGAGGAGATCCAAAAGAGACCCTTTATTAATTTTCGGGGAAAGGATTTCAATGTTTGGAACGTTTGGAGTGTAGATATGGGTAGTGATATTCAAGATTCTGTGGAGAAATTCTATATTTGTATAAACAAGATAGATGAAACTGTCCAAAAAGTGCCAGTTCTTGCCAATACTTACTTTTGGTTCTATGACGAGGAGGTGAGAGACAAGGAGTTGAAGGCTTTAAAGAATTTATTAGAAAAATCAAAAACACTTAAATACGTAAAATAATGAGGAAGGAATATTTGGTAAAGAATGTGACGATGGTTAGGATGGTTAATTTCCTAACTGAGGCATTTGGCAAGAAGAAATCAGGACAACCTTTTACCATTTGGGATGCCCAAGGGTATTGCCGTAGGGGCTATTTGCCTAAATATTTAGGGGGGAATACCATACAGCAACATGAAAGAAGTGGAGTAAATTTTTATTCAATTATAAAATAAGGATACTATGGAGTATAAGATTTGTTATGTTACAGTAGATACGGAAACGGGGGGACTTTCTCCTGAAAAGAATCCCATGCTTGAAATAGCCATGGTGGCTATGAATCATGAACTGGAGGACATTGGAGAGTACTCCTCCCTAATCAAACCCTATGATTCCAATTTAGTTACTCAACCCCAAGCCCTTCAGGCAAATGGAATCTCATTGGAACAGCTTCAGGATGCTCCCGATTCACTTACGGTGGCTAAGGAGATTGCAGATTTCTTAAAGAAGCGTAAGGTAGGTAGTCAAAAGCCCGTGTTGTGTGGGCACAATATTGATAAGTTTGATATTCCCTTTATCTCTAATTTTCTAAGGTTTCACAAGATCAAGTTAGAGGATTTGGTGAATACGGATATGACCATAGATACAATGTGGTGGTGCCGAATGAAGTGGACAGAATCCCCTAACTATAAATTGGGGACCTGCGTGCAGCGATTGGGGATCGAATTGGTGAATGCTCACAGGGCTTTGGCGGACACCAAGGCAAACCACCAGATGGTTAGGCACTTCCTAAAGTCTATCCGAGGAGAAGAGATTGCCAAAGAATCCAGTAATTCAACTCCAAAACGTTTCAGAGAAAGTTTTCAAATTTAATACATTATGGCTAACCCTTGGATGAAGCATGGTGTGTCAACCAGACTGCCATCTACTCCTGATATGAATGCAGATGAGATTTTAGATGTCTCCACCTGTCTTACCTCTATTATTAACGATCTTCCTGATAGTGCTCTTGCAGAATTACTGGGGGGGTACCAAAATGATGTAGACAAACTGTTTCATTCTATGGTGACGACAGCCCAGGAAATGGTGAACAATAGTCGATATAAAGTTGAGTTGGCTAATGTAGACTATCTCCCAAGGGTTTACACCTCCTATGATGAATCACTGAAGAAGTTATCCTATAATTATTTCAAGATATCTATGCTCCCTGGATTTACTATGGGGTGGCGTAACATTGAGTGGGGGAACTTGATCCAGTTATACCCATATTCCTGTTTTAGATGTCAGAGGGGGTCAGGAAAATGTTTTGCTAAAGGAACCAAAGTGGTGATGTTTGATGGTTCTTTAAAAAATATTGAAGATATTAGGATCGGGGATAAGTTGATGGGGGTAGATAATACAGTAAGAACAGTGTTAAGTTTGCATACTGGAGTTGATGATTTATATGAAGTTGAACAAAAACAGAATTTGAACTATGTTGTAAATTCAAAACATGATTTGTATTTTGATAAACATAAGAATAAAAAAACTATTGACAAGAATGGGAGATCAATAACAGGCACAGATTGGGATATAAATGCAGTTGATACTATAAGGGTAACAGCTGAAGAGTTCCATAAAAAGTCTAAGACATATAAATCAGAAAGTTTTGGTAAGAGGGTCAATGGTTGGGATTTGCCAGAAAGAGAATTGCCATTTGAACCATATTGGTTAGGGCTTTGGTTAGGGGATGGAAATAAGCAAGGTGTTCAAGTTTATAATATTGATGAAGAGGTTGCTGATTATGTAAAGGGGTATGCTGAAAGATTAGGGATGAGGTATTCACATGAATATTGTTATAAAGGGGGGTATTTTATAACACATAGCATGGTAGGTAATTATGGGGGAGATGCAAGATTTAATAAAAATAAGATATATGAACTTTTAAAGGAACATAAATTATTTGATAATAAACATATTCCAGATATTTATTTAAGAAGTTCCAGGAAACAGAGGTTAGAGTTGCTGGCGGGACTTATAGACAGTGACGGCTCTGTGAATAAAAATGACAAGGGGGAAAAGGTTTCTTATCACATTTCTCAGAAAAAAGAAGATTTAGTTCACCAAATCCAGTTGCTGGCTTGGTCATTAGGGTTTAGGTGTAATATGAGTAAACATTTTTATACAGATTTTCCAAACACATGGATTTATTCTATATACATTTCAGGTTTTGTTTCTGAAATTCCATGTAAGATAGAGAGGAAGAAGATTTTAAATTTTAAACCCAAGAAATTGCCTAGTAGGGCAGGGTTGGACATAAAATATGTTGGTGTTGGGGAATATTATGGCTTTACCTGTGACAAAGATCATTTATTTTTATTAAGCGATGGGACTATAGTCAGTAATTCCTATGAATTTTGTAAAGCGTATATACTCTGGCGTTTATACTCATACACCCCTCCAACCTCCTTCTTAAATGATACAGTAAGAAATAGGAATTTGAAGGAGACCTGCCTAATTACCAACGAGGGTCGGCTAGGGAGACTTCACCTTGATAAAATTGAAGAAGAGATCCGTTCTAATGATCTACTGCACGAGAAACTGCTGACTAAAGGGGTGCAGGGACTAGGGAAAGATCCCATGCGAACTAAGAATGGGGCAATAGTCCATCTTCGTTCTAGAGATTCATTTATCAGGGGACTGCACGTTGGAGGAGTAGTCCTGGATGACTTCCTGGATAAGTCCTGTATATACTCAGCGGAGCAGCGGGCTAAGTTTCATGAAGTGTTCTATGCTGAGATTATGAATATTGTGGAACCTAAGGGAGATTTAAAGGTTGTAGGTACTCCATTTCATGAAGCAGATCTCTATAATGATATAGACCAAGACCCTGCCTTTAAGTCCTTTATATACCCTGGAATATTTCCAGATGGAGAGATTCTTGCCCCTGATAGGTTTGATTTTGAAAAGTTGATGGAACTAAGAGAGTCTCTGGGGAGCATGGTATTTTCAAGAGAGATTCTGGTTATTCCAGTTTCAGATTCCTCCACGATATTCCCTTGGGATTACCTGCAAAGGGCTTTTATTGGGATGGAGAATGTTTCATTGGTGGAGAATATAGAATCTTATCCAGTTAAACTAGAGAGAGTAGCAGTGGGTTGTGATTTTGCCATTTCAGGAAGTATTGGAGCTGACTATTCAGTATTCACCGTATGGGGAGTTGATAGTATGAAGCGTTACCATTTACTGTATGTTTGGAGAAAGCAGGGAGCATCTCACTTGGAACAGGTAAATCAGGTAGTTTGGATCAATAATGTATTCAAACCCAATATCATCTGGGCAGAGGGGAACAATTTTCAGAAAGTAATTATTGACCTGATTAAGGAGAGAGGCATCATAAATATTGAACCCTTTATTACCTCAGGTTCTAATAAGAAGGATTTGTACAGTGGGTTACCTTCCCTAGCAGCGTTGTTTGAAAGAGGGGATATAAAAATCCCCTATAAGGCTGGTAAATCCAAGGAAATAGCGGAGTGGTTGTGTGGGGAATTTAACTCCGTAACTTTTACGGATAAGGGAAAGCTGGAGTCAGCAGGGCAGCATGATGATGGAGCCATGTCCTGCTTTATAGGGATTTCAGCCCTTAGAGAAGATGTAGGATTTCAGTTCAGGGTGAGTTTGATATGAAATATAAATTTTATATTTTTAGGTAATATTTGTAATGTATGAATGACAAGTTAACCATCCAGTTTCTTAGGGAATTATTTCGGTTGTGCTTCCTCAAGAAATCTGTATTAGAAATAGTAACCCAACATTTAAAGTACCAGTATATCCCTGATGAACTCAGGGGTTACAAATTATTGCTAAAGGGAGTTACCTCACACTACTCCATAAACCAGACCCTGCCAACATTTGGGGTAATATCCCAGATGTACTATAAAGAATCTACCCTTCAAGATGTTCTAAAAGAGGTAAAGGAAACCTCCGTAGCGGATGAGGAAATCATCTTAGACAAACTGCAACAGTATATTAAGAGGATCAGATTCCAGCTAATGAATATGCAGGTGGTTGATCTTTATAATCAGGATAAACAGGAGGAGGCAATGAATCTTACCCACAGAGAGTCTGAGGAGATAGTAAATTTTTCAGTTCGTTGTGGCTCTTCCAAGTTTGTAAAGGTTTTTGAGGATTTTGGAGATAGGATGAAAGCTCGCCAGATAGAATTTGAGAGTGGGGAGTTTAACAAGGAGAAGACCCCGTTTGGGATAGACGAATTAGACGCCCTCACCTATGGGGGATTGGATGTTGGAGATACAGCTTTGATTGTGGCAAGGAGTGGGGTAGGTAAATCTACTGTTCTTAAACATATTGGACTGTACGCAGCTAGGCTAGGGTATTCTGTTCTGCATTTTCAGTTAGAAGGTAGTGAGGAGGAGTGTTTTACCAAATATTCGCAAGCATGGTCAGCACAATCATTTCACTCCCTAAAGATTGGGGATATTGACGAAAAGTACAAGGCGAAGATGGAGAAAGTGGTGAGGGATATGACCATAATGGACAAGGACATCTATATTTATGCCTTTGAGCAGTTTGATGAACCAACTTGTGTCGATATTCGCAACTTGATAGACACTTACCAAAAGGAGAAAGGCAAAGTCCCAGATCTTGTCCTCCTTGACTCAATAGATCTTATAAATCCAGGAGATGGATTGAGGTATGGTTTTGACACCCAGAGTGTAAAGATGAAGAAACAGAACTCGGCTAAGAAACTAAAGAATATTTGCAATGAGTTTAAGGGGATTAGACTTGTTACATCAGATCAAGCCTCCGACATCCCTATAGAAAGTTGGAATAGGGCAGAGTTTGTTATCACCCGAAACGACATATCTGGGGACAAGAATCTACCGAATGCCTTTTCGTATTTCCTCACCTTAAACCAAACCATTGAGGAGTATAAGGCGAATACGATGAGAATTTATGTAGACAAGCTAAGAAATTACAAGGCTGGCCAAACTATTCCTATCGCCACAGCCTATGATCATGGACGTTTCTACGACCGTATAAGAACTCAAAAATTGTTTGGTAAATGAAAACTGTTGATGCAATAATGAAATCAGAGGCAACTTTTATGAAACATATAGTTCATGAAGATCTGCCTAAAGATCATCCAGATTGGATAGAAACTGTGTATCGTAAGGTCAGAGAAGGAGAGAAAGTAAGATGTGTGATCTACCCTGAACCTAGTAGTTTCTTAGAAATGTTTTACTATGATATTGTTACAAGCGATGGGTTTCATTGTAAATTAAATATGAAATCTGTAGAATTAGTTAAATGAAAACTGAACTGATCATAAAGGAATTAAGTCTAAGACCTTTTGGAGCTAAGGGGTGGATGGGTTCGGATAGACTATCCTGTCCTAATCCAGCATGCGGGAAGAAAGGGAAATTTGGAGTGAATTTAGGTAGGTCTCCAGGGGCAGTTCATTGTTTCTATTGCGATTATTCTTCCAGTCTGTATAAGTTTTTAAAGAAGATGGATCGGCTGGATTTATGGTCAGGGGAAATCTCAGCACCGATAACTGAAAAACTTCAAGCCATCGGAGAGAAAAAAGAGGAGAATAAAAAGGTTTCCAGTTGTATCCTACCCATGTTTTTCCAGGAGATAGACCATGATAACTACCTAAATGAACGAGGGTTTTTACCTGAACACTATAATCTATTCAGACCTGGAATATCTCCTGTTAAAAAGGATTATATCATATTTCAGCTATTTGAAGGAGAGGTGCTAAAAGGTTGGCTGGCTAGGTCTAAGCGAGAGAAAGAGTGGCACAAGGTGAATTTAGAGAATGCTAAACAGGGATTGGAGAAGCTGGTTCTACGCTACGAGAACTCCACTAATGATTTTAATGAGTTGATTGGGGGGTATAACGATATTACTTCTAACACCGAGTGGCTGATAGTGGTAGAAGGATTGTTTGACAAGGTAGGGGTGGATACCAAATTGCAGTTACATAAATTAGGGGAGCAAACTCGATGCATATTCACTTTTGGAGATAAGTTCTCGGATGAGCAGCTGGGTAAATTGAAACAGAATTTCTCTAATATAAAAGGGGTGGTCATCTTGTATGATTTTAATACCATTGGGGAAAGCAAGCGATCAGCCCTAAGAGCAATGAACTATTTTACTACTTGGGTTGCGGAGATTAGATCAGACAATGATCCTGGGAGCGTAAATAGAGAGGAGTTAGAGAGAGTGTTTCTGGATATGAAGGATCCGATTTCGTATTTCTCAGGGAGAACTGAGTCCATAAAAATATAAATTTTTTATTTTTATAGTTCAATATTTGATTGTATTACAAAAAAACGACATGAGCTTAGATTTTAATGACTTCCAAGACGAAGTCCGCAGAAAAAACATCGCAATCGAGAAGAGTTTCGATCCTTTTTACATCGACCCAGGCCAACCACTTGATATTGAAAAGGGTAGGCGAGCTCAAATTGGTGAGATTCGCACCCATGGAGGTGTTAAGGTGCAGAAGCAAGGCGACGGAACTTGGAAACCAGTGAAAGAAGGAGGTTCTAATAAAGAAGAACCCAAACAATCCATTCATTCTTGGTGGAACAGTATGCCTTCAAGTGAAAAGAAAAAACTCTTTGAGGATAACCCAAAGATCATGGAAGGGCTTGCTCATATTTATACAGTTGGGGGGAGAAGAGAAGGTAGTCCAAATGTTGGGATGGCTATCCTTAATGTTGCTACTGGCAGGGACGGGAAAGGGCTTCGCTGGGGAGAACTGGATAAATATTTAAAGAAGGATCTCCAAGAACTTTACAGTAAACATTCCAAGAAACAGGGAGGGGTGATTTCAGACGAAGAAGCAATAAAGAAATTGGGTGAGCATGATATTAATGAACTGTATAATAAGTATGATGAGCATCCAAAATTTAAAGAATTTGAAAGAAAGCAGAACAGTGTTCTTGCCAAGTATTTAAAGAATGACCCTTCAGATTATGTAGTAACAGGGGGAGGTGGTTCCACTGAAAAAGAGATGTGGAAAGAATTGAAGAGTTCCCCTGAGAAATTTTCTAAATTAATTGCTGAATTGGATTCTTTAAATAAGAAATACGGATTTTCAACTAAATAATTTTATTTCATGGAACATTTGAAAATTGTCAACAATTCTAAGCACCCACTTCCTGCTTACCAAACAGCAGGGAGTGCTGGAATTGATCTGGTTGCTAATTTAGGTCAACCAATTACTATCCAGCCTTTAAATAGGGCTATCATTCCCACTGGCTTATTTATGGCTATCCCCCAAGGGATGGAGGGGCAGGTTCGACCACGCAGTGGTTTAGCAACCAAGAAAGGGGTCACAGTCATTAATTCTCCTGGGACAATTGATTATGATTACAGGGGTGAGGTAATGGTAGGGTTGGTGAACCTAAGCAATGAACCTTATACAGTTAATGACGGAGATCGAGTTGCTCAACTGGTGATCTCAAAATTTGAAGCACTTACTATCCAAAAAGTTGATTCCCTTGATGAAACTTCTAGAGGACATGGAGGTTTTGGGCATACGGGAGTTTAGCTTATTTAAAAAGAATATAAATAACAAGTTTTAAAAAAATAACTGGGAAAATATTTGGCGGATTAAAATATAGTTATTATATTTGTGTTATAATTATTTGACCCAATATTGAACTTAAAAACAAAAGTTATGGCAACAAAAATTAGTAAATTATTTGATTTGGTTTACGGTGAGTATGAAGACGAAATTTTGGAAGACAATTTCCTCTTAAATGCTAAATTGATTGAGGATGGGTATGATTCTAAGATTTTGACTTCTTATGGTGAATTAGAAAAGATGATTCCCTGCGTTATGATCCCTAATGAAGGGGGAGATCTTTGGGATGTGTTCCAGGGATCAGAATTACCTGAGGAAGATGATTTTAAAAATGATGTTCAATGTTTTGGGTCAGTAATTGCCGTTAAATTTTAATAACTAAAAACAAAGTGCTATGGAAGCGAAAAGTTTGTTGCGGAAAAAATTCAGTAAGTATGCTACCCCTAAACTTCTTAAGATGTTTGAAACCTCAGTGGAGGAAGAGCTAGAAGTTGTAAAGGAAATTCTTTCCAGGAGGGGGATTGAGTTCGAAGAAGATCAGCCCGAAAGGAAGCCCGAGATTACTGATGAGCAGATTGCTCAAGTGGAAGAGAAAATCACTGCTATCATTGAGGAGAATAACAAGCAGTTCAACAAAGAGCTGTTAGATGCTTTAGGAGGGGTGGAAGAGTACTCTCTATTGACCGAGCAACAGGTGGCTAAGGTTTTGGCCATCGGTAAAGCCAAGCCCGAGAAAAAGGAGAAAAAGGTGGTTAAACCAGAAACCAAGAAAAAGGTGGCAGAAGCAGTAAAGAAACAGGTTCCTGCTCCAGTTAATCTGAAGTTGGATGAAATGGTGGATGCCATTTATAAGATGGAAATCCCTCACCTGAGTAAGATGGTTCTATCCTTTTTAGGGGACGATACCTATGATTACGATAAGCTCCCCGAGGAGAACAAGGCATTACTGTATGAATTCTACGATCTTGTAACCAAGACCAAGAATGTTAAGGAGCGTGTTGAGAAGTTTTTAGCATTTGCTAAATCCTATAAGATTTCCGAGGAAATCCAGCTGTTTTCAAGGGTGAATTTTGTTGCAGCAGGTAATTCAAAGACTCCTAAGAAAGAGTTGAATGGGTGGGCAATCTCTGTGTTTTACGACAACAGCGACAAGGCTATTTATTATTATATCCTAGGGGATAATGGAATTAAGTACTGCAAGAAGTTTAACAAGGTAAAATTAGCATAATGTTAATAGCAGCTATTAAAGGCGTTTCAGGATCAGGTAAGTCTACCAGGACTTACCTTTTTCTTTCTTACTTAAAGTCAATTGGGTGCACATGGGAAGATTATTACTATTTGAATTCCAATGGGTTAAGCAAAAATATTGGGGTATTTATTCCCGAGTTCAACCTATTGACCCTGGGAAAGATTTATGAGACTAATGGGTTTGAGCGGTTTCAGGGATATGATGTGGTGACCAGTAATTTTGTGAATAGTGCTGGGCTGTCGGAGTTTCTTAAATCAGTTTCCAGTAAAATGAACGTAATAGTTGAGGGAGCTGGGGTTACGGGAACACATCGTTTGAGACCGAAATTCTTATTTGAGTTCTGCGGTTGGAAGAAGATGTTGGTGCAGTATTACAATTACGAGGAGAGTCAGAAGGACGAGTATTTAGAAAGGATCTTCTATCGGTCGGGTAAACATCCAGGGAAGGGAACCATGTGGGATAAGTGTTCAGGGTTCAATAGTGACCATGTGGCTTCTGAAAAGGAGAAGGAAGAAATTGGTTTAGAGAACTGTAAAGTGTTTAGGGATACCTACGACACCCCTGAGTATGATCTTGGGGTGAAAATTATGTTGGCTATGGGATTCCCTGAAGAATCTTTAATGGATTTTATAGCATACTGTGCGCAATCAGATTACTTAAAACTAAATTCTTTTGGAAATTATGGAAAATGAAGATAAATCGGTATTCCCTATTCTTACTATAGATAGGCAAAGGATCCATTGGGAAGATTACTTATTAGAACTTACCCCTGTTCAATTAGTAGGGGGAGTTTGGTTTAAGCGAGAGGATATGTTTGCTCCTTTAGGGCTGGGAGGAATAAATGGGTCTAAACTTCGGCAAGCGATCTATATGTTTTCTAAGTATCATGCTCAAGGAGGTAAAGGGCTTATGTTGTCAGGGGCAAGTGTGAAAAGCCCACAACTTCCGATGGGAACGGCTGTAGCAAAACATTTTGGCTATGATACAGTTAATGTTATTGGAGCAACAACTCCAGAAAGGTCAATTGATCGGGATATGGTCAAGATGGCAACTTGGTTTGGAGCAAAGTTTGAGCACATAAAGGTTGGGTATAATCCAGTTTTACAAAAGAGGGTTCATGAACTTTATGAATCTAGGGGGAAGAAAGATTTTATTTTAAATTACGGAATTACCTGTTCCCCTGACAGCACTGACGAGGAAACAACTATGTTTCATATGGTTGGGGCAAATCAGGTGCAGAATGTTCCTGAGCACATTGAAACAATTATTCTTCCTACTGGAAGTTGCAATTCGGCAATATCAGTTCTTACTGGAATATTTATGTTTAGAGAATCACTTCCAGCTCTTAAAAGGGTTATTCTCGTAGGGATTGGTCCAGATAAGCTACCTTTCATTCATAAAAGGTTTGAAGCCATTAAGAGGTATTCTGGATTAGATACCTTTAATTTTCAAAAGTGCTATGAAGAACAAGGATTAGAAGGTAAACCTGTTAATATGCCATTTGATCTGTTCTATTTTAACTTGTTCAAGATGGGTTACACCGATTATCAAGCGAATGTAAAGTGTAAGCACGATCGGATTACTTTCCATCCTACGTATGAAGCCAAGGTAATGAAGTGGGTAAAGGAGTTCATGCCTGAAATTTTGAATGAGAGCACTCTATTCTGGATTATAGGTTCACAGCCTACTATCGAAGCAATGCAAAAGAATACCAGTGAGTTTGGTGAAATTCCTAAAAAAGTTTGTGTTTATGAAGGTAATTAGAGATGATATAGAAATACCTCAGGGCAGGTATTGTGAACTGTTTGGAGAGGAAGAGGTAAAGAATCTTGTTGTGGGTATGGATTTTAGGCATGCTCGATATCGCAGGGAGGTATTTATGCGGTTTTATGAGTTTCATCTAAAATACCGATCTCATCCTGGAGCAGTGTATTATATGATTCCCTATCTGGTTAAGAAGTTCAATCTAAATAAGGAGCAGCAGTACTGGTTAGCCTTTATTAATGGGTGTACTCAGAATATCTGCACCACTTGGGTGATATTCCAAATGTTCCCTGATTTTGAGAAAATCACTTTTGATGATTTTGAAACTTGGCATCGAAAATATTGGAAAAGGCTTATGTATGATATTGATAGGCGTTACCAAAAAGGAAAAATGGTTGAGCAATGGCAAGACTATGTCAAGAATTTAAACGGGAGAACGCAGCAAGAATTTTTTGAGGGGGATCTTGCTAATACTTCAGATGGGTATGAAAATTTTAGAAGAGTCTGGGACAAGGTGAAGAATGGTTTCTTTTTGTATGGGAGACTTTCAACCTTTTCATATTTGGAGTATCTTAGGATAATTGGGCTTAATATTGATTGCGATCAGTTGTTCATGTTTGATATGGAAGGTTCTAAATCCCATAGGAATGGGATTGCTAAAATATTAGGCAGAGATGATTTGGATTGGCACAAGGATAATGAGCTATTTTTAGGATATACTAAAGAAGCAATAAGCTGGTTGGAATATGAAGCATCTGTGATCCTTAATGAAGCCAAGGAACGATTTAAAGGTAGAGATTTTTACAGGGATGTAAATTATTTCACACTGGAATCCACTTTCTGTTGCTATAAATCTTGGCATCGGGTGAATAGGAGGTATGCTAATATCTATAATGATATGTTTTTTGAGCGTATTAAAACAGCTGAAACTAAAGGTTGGGGAGACCATGGAATAGATTTTGATGTGTTTTGGGAAGGGAGAAGGGAATATCTTCCTAAGTATCTTAGGCTTGAAGATAATCCAAATGATCCTACTTTTGCTAAGGGCAACTTGCATCCAGAGAAACAGAATCATTACAGGTTAACTGGGCAGCCTGTTATGATGGATCAAGAATGGGATTGCTTTCAGAATGATTTTAATAATAAATATTATTAAATTATGAAAATAGAAATAGCAAACAGGGGGGTGTAAATATTGATAATTCATTGCTACCTCCTGTAAAGGAGAAAAGGAACACAGAGACAAGTTACTTGAATGAATTTTTTGTTGATGGAGGTTCGGTTAAACTTGATGCAGATTTTCTATTTCGGCTTACTGCCTATTACAATATAAGTGAGTATTGCAAGAAATTAGGGTATGGAACAAATTTTGAATTATTTGGGGGAGTCGGGATCACTGGTAAAATTTTCCAACAAAAAGATGGGGATACTTACTTGAATGACATTGATGAAAAATGTTTGAATATCCTTAGGGATAATTTTCTACCTGAGAATGTTTTGAATATAGATGCCTTTAATTTATTTATTGAAGGAGTAAAGTTTGATCTGATTGTTGGGGATTTTAATGATTTCACTCTAAATAAATTCATATTTGATTCCAAATATAGCAAAGCATTGGACAATATTTTTAATATGTCAAACAAATTTGTGGTGTTGAATGACTGTTCCGTGTTCTACTTACGGTATGGGGAGAAGAGCTATGAGGTGTATAGAAAATATATAGGGGGAGATTTTGCGGATTTTGAGACATTCTTGGGGCAATGTAAAAAATTTTATGAAAGCGTAATTCCAGGTTGGAAAATGGTTAAAGCAGAATATTTCCAAGGGTCTACAATAATTCTTTTTCAGAAATCTGAAGAAGATTTGGAATTAGATATCCAGAAAGTAGTTAAGAAAAATTTGATTAATTTTATAGTGTATGAACTTTAAACCCAATTCTCAATTTTTGGTTTACCTATACTGGATGAAAGAGAGGATGAATATCTTTTGGAATAGGTATTTTGATAATCCCCAACCGTTCACAGAAGATCATATCTTCAGTAAATATAAGTTTACCAACGTTTACCGAGTGCTAGATCGTTCCTCCCAGTACATGGTGAAGAATGTTATTTACAACGGAAATACCTATTCTAGGGAAGCAATGTTCTGGAGAATTATGTTATACAAACATTTCAACCTTCCAGGAACATGGGACTATTTAATTCAAAGGTTGGGAGATATTGACGAGAAGACCTCTTTTAGTGATATTTCCAGGGTCTTACTAGAATACGAAGCACAGGGCAGTAAACCCTATTCCAATGCTTACATGATGACTGCAGCATTCCTATCAGGAACAAAGGGAAAGTACGTGCATATGAAAGGTAATGGGTGGAAGAAATATCAGTTGTATTTCTATGTGTTTGAAAAGGAGCTGACCCCAGATTATGTAAAGGCTTTGTTGGATTCTAACACTCCACAGATGTTTCTAAATGGGTTGAGGAATATCACTTCCTTTGGAGATTTTATTGCCTACCAGATTATACAGGATTTGTGTTACAGTGAGGTGTTTGATTTTGACCTAAATTCTTTCTGCCTAGCGGGGGTAGGCACTATAAGGGGGATAGAGAGATGCTTCGATATTAGCGGTAAGGTGGATTATGGAGAGATTGTGATGTGGATACAGCAGAATATCGATACCCTGAGGAAGACGTATTCCGAGCAATCGGGGATGGATTTAGCTTTTAATGGGATTCCAGGGTTGGAGCCTATGGTTCCTGATTACAGTAATCTGGCGTGTGAGACGGATAAATACCTAAGGGCACTTGGTTCTAAAACAGAAGGTAAGGGAATAGAAGGGGTGAGAATGAAAAACTTTTTTACTCCATCCCCTAATAGAATAGAGTATTGTTTTCCTCCAAAGTGGGGTGTTAAAATATAAATTTTATATTTTTAAATAAAAATATTTGTATGTTCACATTCCAAAATTTGAATCAATCCTTAATTGGATTAAGTAAACTTTTGCTTGAAGAGGGTATTGCGAGAGAAACAAGGGGATTTGCTTGCATTGAATACCCAAGACCCATTCTCATCTGTATTGAGAATCCCTGTGATCGCTACGTTACTATACCTTCCAGGAAGTGGAATAAAATTCTCCCTTTTGCGGAGAGCCTTTGGTTAGCCTTAGGGCTCAATGATCTTGATGCTCTTCCAGGAACCTATGTGAAGAACCTGTATAACTTCTCTGACAATGGGCATACGTGGCGTGGGGGGTATGGAACTCGATTCAGAAATTGGGCTGGGCTTTGCGACGATTACTATATTTCGGACAGGAAGGAAGCCCATGTTTACACCAATACTGTTGCTATAGTCGACCAATTCAAGTTTGTTATTGATACTTTGAAGAGAGACATAAATTCTAGGCAAGCAGGGATAACTGTTCATGACCCAGCCCGAGATGATTTTGATTACCCTTTAAAGTTAAAGGAGACCAAGGATCAACCCTGCACCCGACTTATTCATTTCCAGATGATGGGGGGGAAATTGGATTGCACTGTATTTATTAGGAGTAATGATCTTTTGTGGGGTTACAGTGCAGTGAATGTGTTTAATTTTACCCTAATTCAAGAATACATTGCTAATACCCTAGGGGTTCCAGTAGGCAAGTATTATCATTTTGCTAATAATCTCCATTTCTATGAAAATTTCAAGGAGAATATCCAGTCCTTTGCTGCGGAAGATCCTTCCCAATATGAATCAATAGGGGAGTTCTATTACCAAGATAAGATTGAATCTCTAGAGAAGTTTGACGAGAATATCGATTACCTTTACTCTAAAGAGAGGGCTTTGGTGCGTAAGGAATCCTTTAATGCCAATTTTGAATTGGATATGTTTGATGATTGGTTCAAGGTGTTCTATAATTACTGGAATAAAGAAGCCAATTTGAGATTCAAGAATCCCTACTTAAATCGTCTATTCTATGGAAAATAGTGTTGATTTT